ATAGTTTCCATACCGTTTAATATAACATCAATCTTCTTACTGGTATCATCAGCATTTCTTGCCATATTCCAGAATGGTGATGTCCACTCAGGGAACTTAGTAATCATACCTCTAGAGATTTGCTTCTCGTGCTCATGATCTAATTCCTTAGTATTGAACTGATTAGTCCAATCATCATAAGTTTGTATAGAATCTATTTCTAAAGGAATACCTAAGTGCTCACATAATTCCATTTCCATTTCTCTGAGATCATCCACTCCACCGTGCATCTCAAACTCAAACATAGGGAAGATAACTTCGTGTCTACCTTCTACTGGATTTGGTTCCTGTCGATATGAAGTAGATACGCAGAAGAAACCTGCTGCTTCTGGATTAGAAAGTAATTCATATTCCAACCACATCTGCCCTGTCTGTGGTAGTGGCCAGATCTCACCGTTATATGTGTAGGTTGCTACTGTTTCTGGATCTTCACAAGCAGCAAGTATACTTAAACGATTCTGAGTATGGACTTCTAGGAAACCTTTAGACAAAAAAAATGACCTTAATAGGTCAACGGTCTTGGTATATTTTTTCGGATCAATCAGACTTGTCATTAATTTTTCTCAAACTGAATTTATTTAGTCATCTGATCTTTCTATTGGTTCAAAATCACTTACATATTTCTTCCTTTCCTCTTTTTCCTTTTTCTTTCTCCAACTATGAAGTTTCTGAGTAGTAGAATCCATTGAAGGTTTCTTTTCCTTCTTCTTCTTTAAAACCGTCTCTCTGGCTTTCTTATAAAACTCAGAGAACCTTCCTTCTTCAATCATTGTGGTATATTAAAAACTTCTTCTGATCCACCACCTAAAGTAATAGTTGTAGGACCTTCTGTAGCAAAATCGTATGCTATCTCATGTAAGGACTGTTGTGGAACATTAACCACTTCTAATCCATCAGTTGTGTTGATAACAATGTCTTCATTAATTTTCATTTTAATCTCCATAGGGGGGTCGAACCATTCATCATAATCCTGCATTATTTAGCTTGCCTTTTTCTTTTTCTTTTTGATATTCATAATTGCACCTTCACCTTGCTCATCTTTAATTTTTTGCTTTACAATTTCAACAGCAGATTTGCCCTTTCCGTATTTCTTCTCTGTTTCTTTTTGAAGAACAGTCTTTCCTTTAATCTTTTTTCCTGGTTTACCAGATGATCCACCTGATGATCTACGATCAGAACCATCATGTCCTATACCATATTTTACGAGACGATCATCTCTCATACGATCATATCCCTCTTCTGAGATATTCTCTTCACCAATATCATCGAGCATCACCATAGGATTCTTAACACCCATAGAACGTAACTTGTTCTTTATAAGATTGATTTTTGCGTAAGTACCACGCATATCCTTCTCTTTCTCTTTAGGTTTCTTTTCACAATCAGCAGTATTAATAGTTGACTCTTTTACATTTTTAGCAGAAGCTACTTTTTCAGCAAGTGTATTTAATAAAGTTTGATGTGCAAAAGAAGCATAGATACCACCTCTAGAACTGGTAACTGATGGATCATCAGTTTTGTTATTTGGAGCAATCTTAACTGCACCAGATTTATAATTATCTACACCTTCACCAGTTATCTTTTTTTTATTTTTTGGTTCGGTAGAAACAGTTCCATCAGCAATAAAAGTTTTTCCATATGCATATTGAACTGAAGCTTGAACATCCTTTCTGGTATCTTTACCATCAGGTTTTCCACCTTTCTTTTTCTGAATAGCATTGTGAACTACACCAGCGTGTTCCTTAGAACTACTTTCTACTTTACCATCACCATCAAAATCTTTCTTAGCTTTAGGAGCACCACCACCTGTTGCTCTAGCGGTTTGTTCTCCTTTCTTCTTCTCACCCTCATATGCATCGCCATGCTCTGTCATTTCAACAGATTTAATATTAGGATTTTGACGAAGTTGTGTTATCTTCGCACGATCCCCATATCGAACATATGATTTACCATCAGTATCAGTAACCCTAATTTTATATTTTGCTTGATCATCTTCATCCAATTGCTTTAAATAAGCAAGTTCAAGTGGACCAAGTTCATCATTTTCTACAAATACTTTATATAATGCATTTGCTAAATTATTTGATGCCCATTCATCAGCACCAACAATATATTTCTCACTAACACCACCACCTTCTTTACCAAATAACTTTCCTCTAACTTCAGTCCTTTCTTGTTGACTCAAACCACTGTTAGACATGTATTGTGAAAAAGCAGCTTTAAGATCTATATCTTCTCTACGAGCACGATATCTTATATCATATACAGCTTGACGAATTCTTTTTGCAGAACCTTCTTCTACAGAACCACCACCACCACTTCCACCCTTTTTAGCTTCAGGTTTTTTTGCAGATTTTGCTGCAGGTTTACCAGAGTCACCACTTTCAGCTTTAGCTGCTGGTGCAGGAGCAGGAGAATGTTTTCTCGCTGGTAATTCTTCAACGATATTTTTGCTCATTGGAAAAATTTCACTACTTTTTTCTTACCTTGTATTTATTTATGAATTGTATACCCCAAGCACTTCCAGGAACTAAACTCTGAACATAGTTAAAATGTGCATCAGTACCAACTAAACGTTGATCTGCAGGTACACCAGATGTAGTAGTACCATTAACTACTGATTCTGATACGTCCTTAATCCACGATTTAAACATTATATCTTCTTCAGTAACACAAATTAAATGATTAGTACCTCTACGAATAATTCTACCAATTAATCCTGTAGTTACATCCTCAACTCTAGTACCTATATCAAAAATCTCTTTAGTAACATATGCTTCACGAAGATTCTGTGGATCTTCTTTAGGAGCTATTTCCCAAATATTCCAACACTCATTAACCTTTTCAGCACCCATTGCTTGACGAAGACCAACAAAATAATCTTTTGCCTCCTTTCTTTTCATTAAAGGAACCAATTCCATAGCATATAAAGGTTCCCCCTTTTTATCAACTAATGGATCACCTGTCTTTGGATCTGTTTCTACTATTGGTTCTCCAAATTCATCCTCTGCTGGAACTTCTTTATGAAGATTTTTGTAGAAAGATTTAAAATCATCCTCTAATGCAGCTAATCTCATTCTAGAAGCAGAATATCCTTCCGTACCTTCAGAATCATCATCCCTTACACCCGATGAAATAGTTTGTAATTTATCAAACTGATATAATGAACCGTTATAATTTTGAGATAACTTGTCAAATTGTTTTACTCTATCATCTCCAGCAACAATATTTACATTTGTATATCCATCATTATGAGCTTTCTTTAATACATCAAAAATAGTATTATGACTAGGATCGTTTACAATCTTTGCACTATGATCAGGAAACAATGATCTCATTGTAGAAACCTTTGAATCAGCATCAAAAGGATTTTTCTTAGGATCATTAGTACGAGAAGGAACAATCACATAATCATCACCATCACCTTCTACAGATTGTGATGCAATATCCATTAACTTTCCATGACCCGCATGTGGTGGATTAAATCTACCAAATCCAATAGTTAATGTTCCTCTTGTTTTAGGTACAGGTGGAGGACCTGCTTTTAAATCTGGACTCTGAACTTGAGATTGAATAGCTGCTTGTTGTTCTGCTGCAGCTTGTGCTTCTACTTCTTCTGGAGAAGGTTGTGCCTGTTCACCTTCAGGTGGAACTTCCATCTTAGATGATGAAAGATTTCTTTCCTTTTCAGATTGTGCAGGATCTTGTTGACCTATTTTTTGTCTCTTATTATAAAACTTTAAAGTTCCTTTTACAGTCTTTGCTACAAACTCACCAGTTTTTCTATCATACCATCCACCATGATTATCACCTTCCAATCCCAATCTAGCTGCCTGTTGAGATGCAGTGGTTTCGGTTAAAAATTGTAAAAAAGATTTCATCAGTTCTGTATTAATTTCAGTTTAATAGATTCCTTATTAATAATAATGTATTGTAATATTTCATTAACCTTTACCTTATATTTATCATCTTTTTTATCTGTTAAGCATAAATGCACAAAAAGAACAAAAGATTCAAATAAATCGCCACGAACTTTTTTTAATTTTTTAAACTCGGAAAGGAGTTGTTCTATTAAATTATCCATTAGTTATATGTTTGATCCGTTCTAGCAGAAGCAAATTCTTTACTTCTTTCATCAACCTTAAACATTCCAGCAAGGGCTTCCAAATAATGTCTTGGATACATTGAATATGTTTTTGGATCATTCTTTGTTTTATTTGATTTATTTTCCCATTTGTATCTAAATTGCATAACTGGTTCAGATATACCTTCTGCTCTTATAAGAATGCTAGGATAATCAGTTTCACGATACTCTACGTTATAATTTAATCCTACCAAAAGTTGTCTAAAAGTATCATCAATTCTAAGTATTTTTCCTCCAGTATATACTGTATCACCACCAATACTTTTACTTAACAATTTTACAACATCAAGATCAACTCCATTACTAAATCCTTGAACAATATAATTTGCAAAAAGTTGATTTGGAAAATTTCTTTGTAACTGATCTGCAGCATCTCTATATACCCCTTTGGCAGCATTTGATATAATTGGTGGTATATTAGTTGCTACCAATGCAGATCTAGTTGCATATTTTTTCTGAAAAATACCTTCATCCAAATAAGTTTGCATAGAAGTTTGCCATGCAGTTCTGGCAGTTTCAGATATAGTAATACCCAATTGAGAAAATAAAGTTTCAAATTGCTCCCATTCACCACCACTAACCTGTGCAAATTGTTCACCACCAGGAACCTTACAAGAAACTGCAAATGGTGGAACATCTCTTAATTGTGGATCTGTAGTTGATATTGAAACAGTACAGTCTGCTTTTACAGTTCTCTGATCTACTAATCCATCAGCAGTAATATTAATAGTATCAACTATTCCATTAAATGCAGCTTGCCTAACCTTGAAATTCAACATAGAATGTTGATTAACAATAGCAGCAGATGCTGTAAGAAAATCATTTATTTCCGCATACTGACCATTCATATTAAGAATAAAATTATTAACAGCTCTCGGAACACCAATAGAGACATTTAAAAAGTCAGATACTGGTGCTTCAAACCATACATCAGGTTCTGTTGATGTACTATAAGACTTAGTTTGACCACTTGAAGAATATAAATTACGTAACATATTACCAACATCAATACCAGTAACACGAGGCAATGTTTTAATCTCTTCCCTTTTAAGAGAAGGATCTTTAGACATCATCATTTTTTTATATCTATCAATACTTCTTTGAGCTCTATTTAAGTCAACAAATCTTTTATAAAATCTGGCAGCAATAGCAGCTGCCCAGACAGCTTCAAATACATATCCCCTATTAGCACGAGATCTTGTAAGTTGTGTCCTACTGCCTAACACCATAATACTTTTTTCAAGTATTTATTTACAGATCCCCTTCCTTTCTGTTCTCTGAATAATGTACGTCAAACTCACCACCAGGATATCTTGCCTTTAACTTCTCTACATTCATCTCAATGATTTCATTGAAATCTGTATCAAGTGCCATACATGCCTGAGCAACATACCACATTATATCTCCAAGTTCTCTTTTCATATGAAAGATGTTCTCATCATTCACAGGCTTACCTTGGAATACCATCTTCTTTACTACTTCAGTAAACTCACCACCTTCAGCACAAATGCCAAGAGCAGCAGTTAGTAAACGATGAACAGGGATTCCATCAGGATCTTTCTGTATCTCAAAGCATCTAGAGTTAAACGAAATATAATCATTCGATTCTTTAGATGTTACTGCGTCTACAAACTCAGTATATTTTTGGGTATCTACTTGTTTAGTCATATTTAAAATTGTTGTAAACCGTTTTCTGGTAGGTAAAAATCATATTCTTCAGGTTCAAAAGGAAGTCTTTCCTTTGCTTTAGGAAGACCTTGTTGACCAGGCAATTCTCTTTCTCTTGTTGCTGTTACATCAACTGTTTGATCTAAGATGGGTGCATTGATTTTATGATAAGTAAATATCTCATTTTGATTTTCTCTATGTAACCATAAAGTTTTGATGGCATACTCTTCATGACTACAATCACAATACTGCTCACCACTCTCATCATAAACCCTATAATAGGGATACTTAATTGAATTTGAATCCTGCAAATGACTTTTTAGGTGTTTTTTCTTCATGTGGATTATACTCTTCTTCCTTTCCACTGTCAAGGATATCCTCTTGTGCTTTTTGTTCAACATCATATAATCTCATCTTTGCCCTATCAATACCCACTACAAATCTCTTGAAGATAGTAGGATCGTTATACCTATTCTTCAATTGCTTCACCATTATCTGATTTAATCCTTCCAGTTCCTCAGTAGATATGAGAGCGAACATAAGGTCAGCAGTAGCAGGGAGTCCAAAGGATTCTGAAGTGTCAGTAAGGTCAACATC